TTATTGCGCCTCCCAATATCGCCCATCGGTATTGATGTCGATGAGCGGGCCTTGAATCGTCAAATTAAATGTCGCGCCCCCGAACGGCGCGGGATTTGTTACCGGGACTGAATAGCCACCCGGCTTCGTCAGTGTGTACGTCAAAATCTTCCCCTGACCATCCACTGTATTGACTGTAATCCATGCAGGTTGACCGCCATTCCCGACAGGAGCACCGCAGATCAATACTTCATTTGGCGCATAACCGGTGCCGGGCGAAACCAGGCTAGCGCTCAAAACCGGACACGGAATACTGCCTGCAATATTAGTGCTGCAGGGCATTGCATAGATCACATCGTTTTGAAGCGGATCGGTAATGTAATCCAGTTCGCTCGATCCATCGCTGCCGGAGACCGACCGCTGATAATAATTTCCCGGCGTGCTGGCCCCTCCGTTCACCGCGTAAGCATAAGTATAGGTGACCCCACGCACCACTTCCGATTGAATCGCGTTGAAACCGGCCCGCAATTTGTAAGGCTTAACGATGCTATAAAGGATCGTCCCCAGATTTGTCCCATCCCATGTGTAAGCCGCCCAATAGTCGCCGGCATCGTATGAAATTTTAAACTGCTGTACCGCACCACTTCCACCGCCCCCATCAGTCTGCCAGGACGAAGAAACATTGGTCCCGGCACCCGTGCAAACATAACCCTGCTTGCCCTGATAGTCGAAATACCTATCACCCGGCAAATAATTCGTGAAGCCCGCCGGCAATCCCGCTGCCGGCACTCCCACGCCGTTGGAGAGAATATTTTGCGTGCTCAAATCGGCCGCCTGCAAATCCGACATGTCACACGATACGATGCGTGGCCCGACTCCAGGTTGCCAGACACGCACCGCGTAGTATTTCGCCGAGACGGTGTATTGTGGAACGTCAGCCATTATGAAGTCGGGGGTGTAGTATTCTTCTGCCACGCCGCCAAAATGTCCTGGGACGCCAAGCTAATGCTCGGCGCAATTGGCGCTGTCGTCCCCTGGGGGAAAGTAATGGTCGGATCGAGGGTGATCACGCCTCCCTGATCTGGACTCGGCGGATTCGACGGGTCCGGCGCTGGAGAGATTTGCTCAATCTTTTTCTGCGCAGAGCCGTGTTGTGAGGCACGCGCATGATGCTTTCGAGACATCCGCGTCGTGCCCGCGCCCGCGCTGATTGCACCGCCAAAAACATAAGCCAGATCAATCGTCGTTATCCGGAACCGCGTCCAACGAATGGCGTCAATCAACTCATTCCCCGTCAAATGCAAAGGCGCGCCAAATTGCACATTCGTCACCCCCGTCGCGATGTCCCCGGAAATTTTCTGTATCGGCGCATTAACAGTGGCCCATGCCGGTTTATTCGGCGTGTTGAAATTTAAAGAATTGAATCGCGATATCGGCTGCGTCGCTCCAATGACCGCTTCTACATTTTTAAACCCTCCCTCAATCGCCAGCGCCTTCCAAGCGTTGAACATCACCTCAGCCAGGCCGTCAGGTATGGGCTCCGCATATTGCGACGCCCCGGTCGGCTGCGTGAAGCTTTGATTAATGCCGGCAGTGTTGATGTTCACTGCCGTGAAATCATGGTTGAGCGGGATAAATTCCGCCTTCGCGTTCTGCCCCGGCGCAGCTTTATGCACCACGTAGGCATAGGCAGTGGCTCGCACCCGTTGCGCATTCGATTGCGGAATCCAATCCGCCCAAGCACCATCCACAACTTCATAGACGCAAGACGGATCAATGGCAATTGCGTTCCCATTACTATCCAGCTCATCCAGCGGCGAGAGCGTCGGCGCTGTGTGATAATTATTCGTTGCCGGCGACGTGGCGGCCGTCAGGATCGTGACACTCGTAATCGTGGGGTCATAGACCGGGCTCAAGTGCGGTTTCCAATTCGTCCACGTCGCGAGAGTCGTGATATCAAAAGCCTTGCTCGCGAAGTTGGCCTGCTGATTTGGATTGCCGACTCGCTCCCCGCTCAAATCGCAAAACAAATCCACGCCCCGGAAATTGAATTCCGTCTGCGACATTCCGCCGGATGGAACGAGCGGGTTGGGATAAAAATCCTGAGCCAGTGTGATATATTGCTGCCCATTGACACTCTGTGTTTCGTCGTAAAAAATCGCGACGTAGGAGCGCTGCCAGTCTGGCCTCTCCTTTATCTTGATCAGTTCCCGCACCCCTGACGTCGTTAAATCGATGGTCAAAGGCGTGAGCGATGGTTGGCGCAAGCAATGAATCGTCGGGAATGGCAACGTCGTATAATCCCACACCACGACAAAGTCTGGCTCCAATTGGTGACAATGCTTGATCACCTGCTCGCACGTCATGCCTTTCTGAAAATGCGACGGCGGCGTCGCGAATGGGTCCATCTGTCCAAGTTGGATCGGTGCGCCCTGGGAGATTGCCCAATTGATTGCATCCTGAATTTGCTGTCCCGTGGTCGCCGCATAAAATCCAGTCGCCGGGTCGCCGCCCACTGGCGCGCCGCTATAGAGCACAAAGAGAATCACGCGTGGAGTCGCGTAATTGCTATACCCGGTGATCTGGTCCTGTCCGTTGAAAGTCGGAATGTTATATCGCTGCTGATAAATTTTATTCGCGAAATACCACCACGGACCCACGATGCGCCCGAAATGATTCTGCTCCTCCGGCGTTCCCTCGCGTGACCATGGCTCTACCCGCCCCATAAAAAACCGCGTCCCATTCGGCATGATGACGGCCAGCAACTGCCCGTACGGCCAGAGCGTTGCCGCATCCACTGCGAGCCCGCCGACCGTTAAAGTCATCACATCCGCCGCTACGTTGTTGAAATCAAACGCCGCCGACTCAATTCCCAGAGACGCCAAAGTCGCCGGCGCGCCGCTGGTTGACCCATCGGGATTGAGCGTCTGAATCGTCCAGGAGTTTGATGGTTGTGCTGGCATGGTGGCCGCGGTGCAAACCGCTAGAACTGATTATCCGCCGCGTTTTTCGCCCGCGCTATTGCGGACTTCAAGTCACTCAGGATCGGCCCCAGGTTCGCGATATTTTTCAGCAAGTCGGCGTGGTCTTTGAGAATTCCCTGCATGTCCTGGATTGCTTGCGCAGCCCGAGAAATCAGTTCAGGCGATGGCAATTTCGAACGGTCAAATTCGCTGATCACTTTCGCGTCAGACTGAAATTGCTGCGCGATTCGACCGCCCTCCTGTTCATCCACCGTCGCCGCCTTCGTTGCGGCCGTCTGCTCTTCGACCGGGCGCACTTTTGAAATTTCAGCTTTAAGATCGGTGACCTGCTTCGTCAAGTCGCCGATTAATTTGGCGTTGTCCTCGGCCTGTTGTTTCGCCTTATTCGCGGCGTCCTCATCAGATTTTCGCTGTGCTGCCGCCTCAGGGGACTGCGTCGATTGAAATTGCTGGAATTGTTTCTCCAGCATTGCCAAACGCGATTCCTCCCTTGGCAAAAGATTGGTATTCCTGGCCGCGACCATTTCCGCGAGTTCGTCTTGCGTCAGCGAGCCGCCAAACCCGGAGCCTTCCCCCTTCATCAGGCCCTGCAGTCGGCTAACCTTTTGTTCCTGCGCCTGGATTTCTTCTATCAACGCTTTGGGATCGACCGTCACATGATCCACGTGAGCCTTGTCCGCCTGCACCTTGGCCGAGGCGGCGGCGAATTGAGCATTGAGTCCGGCTTGCTGGTCCTGCGCAGCCTTGAGCGCCACTTGCCGGGAATTCAAATCCTCGTCCTGGGCGCGCTCCCGGTCCTGCTGCGCCTGCGCGATGGATTTTTTTTCAATCTCCGCGCGGGCCTCAGCCGCCTGCTCTGGAGTAATTTGCCCCGTGCTCTCCTCGCGTTGAATCCGCGCAATATCCAGTTCCTTTTGCGCGCTCGTCAGCGCGGCCCGCGCCCGTTCAATTGCCTGCAGCAATCCAAGCTCTTGCTGCAGCTGCGCATTTAGATTCGTTTCCTTTTCCGCCGCCGCCGCTAATGCATCGACAAATCCCTGCATGTCCGCCGCCGCGCCCGCAATCGCGTCGCGTTGCTTCTCAATGCTCTGGATAAATTCCGGTACCGCCGCGCGTTCCCCGGCCTTGGCAATTTCCTCGCCAATTTTCACCCACTCCTGGTGAATCCCCTTCACCACGTCGAACAAAATAAATGCCGCCGCCGATCCCGCAATCATGCCTGCCTGCAACATCGGTCCGATGCCCGCGAATTGCTGCAGCAAAATCGAAAGCGACCCCGGCACGCGCGTTAAACGTCCGGCCTCAAGTTCTCGAATGATCGTCAGCACTTCCCGCATCGAAGTTGCATTCATCCCGGTCGCCGCTGTTTCCTCAGCCGTCGCCGCCGCATTGGCGCGGGAAGCAATTGCAGCCTCGCCCTTGGCCGCCGCCATTGCCTTCGTCTCCATTGCCTCGGCAATGGTCAAAGCTTCATTCGTGGAAAGCGCATTCGACAAATTTTCCAGCGCCGTCTGGTAGGTCGCAGTATCTTTACCCGCCGCCTGGAGCGTAGGAATTTTCGCCACTAACGCCGCATGCGCTTTTTGAATCTGGACATATTCCTCCTCCGTCGAAATGACATAAGCCTTCGTCGCTGCGTTCAGGTCCGGCAATGTCGTCGCCAGCCCTTTGCCCGTGTTGGTAAGCTTCTCCTGATCCGCGACCGCTTGTTGCGCGCCACGGCCGTCGTAAGACGCTTCTATCGCAATCTCAACCTTTTTGACGTCATCAGCCATTTGTGTTTAGGGAACTTTTATCGCAACCTGCCTCACCCTCAACCGACCATAAAAAGTTTGCGGCCCGGAATTCGTCAACACCGCGAGCGGCTGCCAACACCAATGCACCATGTCCGTGCTCTCGTTACACTCCAGCCAGGTCTGATCAATCATTCCAGTTACGGTGTAATAGATTTCTTCAGACATCGCCGACTGGATACCAGATGCATTGACGGTGGCGGCCTCAAACCAATACGTTCCAGGCGAAAGCCCGTAGAGCAAACAATTCGTGATATTGCCCGCTGAAATTTCGTTAGTGGAAAAGCCGTCGATTTGACCGTAATAAAGATTATATCCGGTCACGTCGGGGGAGTTGGATGGCGACCAAGTCAGCGCCACGCTGGGCTTTCCCTCGCCTGTGGCGCTGCCACCACTCGTCGGCGGCATAATATCCTGCCCACACGCAACCGTCGCCGCGATGCAAGCCGCCAGGGCGATATGTCCAATATTTTTCACGCCTTATCAGCATCCGCCGCCAGCAACAACGCCACCCCGACAATCAACAGTGCGATTGCGCCGGGCCAGACATAGCAGACGTTGAAATAAAGTGTGTTCGTGCTCACGTAGGTCACGTCCATCGACCACGATCCGCCAACGATGGCACACACGCCAAGCGCCGAAGTTTTCCAATGTCTCATTATTTTTTTCATATATGCATATAGGCAAGTGGCGCTGCCGCTAAAAATTTCCGTTGGTCGATTCCGCGCATGAAGTGCCGATCAGCGCCTCATTGGTTTGGAGGTCATAGTTCTGCGGGCTCGTGACGTTGCCCAATGCATTCCCCCAATGAACTGTGTAATTGGTGAAGTTGACTGCGGTACCGGTAAAGGCGAACACGCGCAAATTCGCTCCCGACGTATTTGTAATGCCCGTCGTGCTGAACGCCACGTGTCCCGCCGCCATCGAATTAAATCCCTGCCGCGATTGGACCGGCGATTGCGCAAAAAGAATTGTTCCCGCGTTCACGTAAAATCCGCCCCCGGCTATATTGAGCATGGGAGAATTAACGTGTTGCCCGCCGTCCTCAAATTCCCAGACTGGACCGTCCTGCCCGTCGTCAGAATAATATCCCGCGCCAAAGAAGAATGAGCCGAAAGCGTCCGGCCCGGCGATGACCCCGACGCCGCCAGCCTGGCAATAGACCCCCGTGTTGGTCACCAGCGACCCGCAATTGAACGAGTCCCGCACATAGAACGGCTGGTTATAATTTCCCGCCACCACGCCGCTCACGATCAAGTCGTCCGCGCTGATGCTCGTCGCTTTGATATTCCCGGCATCCACCGAGGGAGCCGAAATCACCCCGCTGAAATATCCATCCGCCGCCTGTACGTCCGTGGAATCATTTGTCAGCGGCCCCGTCAAAATAAATGGCTCATTATAGAGAACCCATTGACCGCTTTTTATAAATGGATTGAGCGTCTGAAAACTGCTCACACTCTGGCCCCAATTCGTGCCGTAGTTGGTCGACCACTCCATTGTCCCGTAACCGTTCCCGCCATAAACGAACCACTCCTGCTTGTACAAATTATTGGGCGTGCTCAAGACCAGCATCGAACTGGAAGAGGGCAGCGGCAAATCCCAGGCCGTTTCCGCCACATAAGGCCCAAGAAAATTTGCCGAACAATATACCGGCACGCCCGTTCCCTGGCACCCCGGCAAAATGTACAGCCCGGCATTGTTCGTCAAAATCGTCCCGATCAGTCCGGCCCCGCACATGTTAGTGGTCACGGTGATTGCCACCGGATTCCCAAAAACCACGTTGGTCCTGGTCGCGCCAAACGTCATGGGCAGCGCATAAATAATCCCGCCAGGGTCAAGCGCGATTCCCGAATTGGTCATATACGAGTAGATGATCCAATTGGTCCCACCCCAATTCACATGCGACCACCCTGGATTGCCGATGCTTTCGTTGGTGATCCCGGTCACCGTGGAATTCGTCAGCCCATTGGGTTGCCACTGCGCGATCTGCCTCCAATTATGCAAGTCATCGGAGTAAACGATGTCGAGAGCCGCCCCTTCTTTTTGCTGCGGTCCAAACTGTCCCTCCGAATTAGCGCAATACACCATGTACAACGCTCCGTTTTGCTCCGTAATCGCCGCCTCATGATTCCCTGGCCCATCACCTTCATTCGTCGCCAAAAGATTGGGAGTGATATAACTCGGCTGCTGCCCGAAAAGCAGTGACCAATTATTCGTCGGATTGGGACCAGTCCCGAGATACATATTTTCCTTCGCGCTCGGACTGTAGGTATCTGACGAGGCCACGAGCGCCGAATAAAAAACATTCGAAGCCCCAATCAAATTCAGGTCGCCGCCGAGAGTTGCCGGAATGACATAGCTGGTGAAAGTATTCGTGCCAAAAACTACCAGGGGAGCTGTGGCGCCGCGTCCGGGAACGCCGCCGTTGCCGTTTACATTTCCGTTGCCGCCCCAATGAATTGCCGCATTAGTCGGCCCTGGCGTCGCAGACCACCAAACGTTGCTAGCATCAATCGTTAAATCCGCGCTCAAATAAGGACTGTTCGAGCAAATGATATACGAGTCCCCAAATGCATCATCATCATCGTCCAAATCACGCGCAATCAGGCATCCCGCGCTATTGGTGTAGCCGCCATTGATTTGCGTTTCCGAATCCCCGCTAAAAATCCAAATCATATTTGCATTCCAATACCAGAAGCCGTTGAGGAATCCCAAGGTCGCCCCGCTGGAAAAAAGGATGTTCGAATTCCCCGTTGAAAAAAGCGTGAATATATTTGTCAGGCCACCCCAAATCGTTGAATTCGTCGCCAACCCGGCCGCCGTCGCCGTCGCCGCCGCCAGATTCGTAAATTGCACGCCCGTCGCGTCCAATCCCACGTACCAGGAAGAGACTGGAGGCGTGAGCGTAGTCACCGTCGCGTTATCCGCCCATTGCACATACGTGTTGAGCGCATTGCCGTAAGCTTGCCCCGGCAGCAGAAAGCCCGTATTGATGCCATTGGTATAGACGTGGGAGTTGCTATCCAGCGCTTGATAAATGATCGCTGACCCATTCGCATTAGTGAAACCAGCGATGGCCGCATTGGTCACATAATAAACATTCACTATGGGAATGCCGGAACCGGAAAGTTTGACGCCGTTCTGGCTGATGCCGCCGATAGATGCCCCGGCAATATTCAACTTGTTCAGGACGGAGTCCGGCGTAATCGATTGCGCGTTTCCGTCCATGATCGCCGTCGCCTGCTGCTGCACGAAATTTGTCAACGCGGCCCCTCCGGTATTGGAGAGGATTGGATCGGGACCGCCTACCATAGTGGCACCTGATCCGCCGATGTTGGTGATGCCGATGGCGTTCCCCTGATAATACGAAAGCAGACCGTTCCCCGTCAGGTCCAGCGCCCCGCTAAAATATATCACCGGTGCTCCATGACTAGCCACCGTGAGTTGTCCGCCATTTGTAAAATCAATCTCCGATAAAACTGACGGATTGGAATTCTCCAGCACGCCCGTTCCCCACGGCGTGATTAAACTCCCATTAAACGATCCCGAAAGCGACACCGCCGCCGCATTATTGTTCGTCACCGCAAATTTAAAATTGTTATATCCGGCGAGGCCATTCGTTGCCCCTTGCGACGATCCAGACGGATCATAACTCCCTGCGCCGCCGCCCGAGCCAATCACCACACTCGTGAGCGTGCCCGCGCCATTGTTGGTACAGACGTTAAAAATCGTCCCGTTATAATCCACCTGCAACCAATTCGTCGCCGTCCCCGCATAAGGCGGCACGCCAATCGGCGGCCAGGTCGAAGTCGTCTGGATCACCAGCCCTTGCACCGCCATCGGCCCGGCCACAAGGTGGGGCGTTGCTGCCGCGACGCCCAAAACAATCAGTCCGATCAGTCCAATTCGTCCGATAAACTTTTTCATAAATTTTTTCATTATTGGAGCGCTTGCCAATGCAGCACATATCCGACGCGGTCGGTCATGCCACTCAGCGAGAACGCAAAGCTCGCCGCTGTCGGCGCGCCGACGAGCACGGGATCTAAACCGAGGCCATTCGCATCGGGCATCTGCCATGTCAAAATTACTGTCGTCGGCACGTAAGCCAGGTTCATGGTCACCGTCCCGGAAGACACACCAGACCCAATCGCCTGTGCCCCGCGCGACGTTGTTGCCGTCGATGCCGGAGGCGTCGTTATCCCGATCCCCGTGTTATAGGCGTTCACCTGGAATTGGCACAAAATATCCGGGTCACTTGCCCCGTCAGAATCCACCCCGTAAACCTGCAGGACGAAATTTCCCTGGCCGCCGCTCGTCGTCAGCACATTCGAAAGCGCCGGGATAAAAATCTGCAACTGCGCATTCGTCATCGCCTGAAACTGTGCCGTCGTACACGCCGTGAAACTTCCCGACGCAATTTGCTGGCTGATATAAACCACGCTCAACGTCGGGTCCAAAATGCGGAAATAAATCGAAGAATACGCCGCCCCCACGTTAATCAAATTCGCGTCCACCAATGGCGCGACTTCATCCCAAAAAGCAAAATTGAACTGCACCGCGCAACCAGTGGGAATCGAAACCGCGCCGCCTGTCACCAGGTCATTCACCGCATTTTTCCACTGCGGTTTCACCACCGGAATCCATAAATTTGTTGCGCTCGGATTTGCCATATCAACTTAAAGACCAAATCCCGCCGACCACAGTGTAAGCAAATGCAACATAAGCCCCCGTCTTTCGCACCAGCTCCACTTTGTTGATTCCGCAACCCTTCAGCCATGCCACCTGTCCGCTTCCGTCAGCAGTTTCGACAAATTGCAGATTTGCCAGATGCGGAACCATGGCCGGGTGCGTCGCCAAAAACTTCAACGCCTGTCCGATTGGATTTTGTCCCGTGAATGAACGCCCCGCCGCGAACTGAAAATTTTCCACCGTCATAAACCGGTCGAAAAGATTTGGCGACTTCGCATTAATCGGCCTCCGCACGTCAATCGTCCTCTCCTCTGTAAACTTGAACCCATTCACCCAGATAGCCTGGGCGACCACCCCAAGCGAAACTTGAGGCAGCACGTCCTGGCTATCATTACAGATCACATCCATTGCGAAAGGTAGGGCGGCGATGCATGCCTGCGGCACTGCCACCGCCGCCCCAATCAATTATTTTTGCGCAGGCGCTGGCGTACCCGTAACCGGCGTTGAGGCCGTCGCATTGGGCGTTGGCGCTTTCACCGGAGGCACGGGCGCATTCAGCGCCTTTTCCAGCGCCGCAATATTGTCTGCCGCATCCGGCGCAATATTTTTGAGATGCCCGATCAGGTTGGTCGCCGTCACGAAAAAGTTATTCGCCGCGTTTGCCAATTGTCCCGTGCTCCTTTTTGATTCCGGCTTGCCCGGATTCCCTGGAGTAGCCCCCGCTGCAGCCGTAGCCGGCACGGCCGGGACCGTAATGATTTGTTCATTGGCGACAATCGCCTGTTTGCAGAGGTTTCGCCCGGCAATCAACTGATTGACTAGGCCCGCAATAGCTTTCGAATCCATTATCATTTTTATTCCTGTTTTTGTTTTTGGTTAAGGTAGGGCGATGCTGCCGCGCCGCCCTGATCAAATCACGCCACCGCCGCCCTCGCCGCCGCCGTCAGAGGCGACCCGCTAAAGGGCACCGTCGACCGCCAAGTCAAATCGCCGATCCGGTTATTCTTCGTGTCCCACGCGAAGCCATCATTCGCCGCCACAAAGCAAGATTTCAAAGTCACCGAATGCGCGCCAAACGTCAGCACCATGTCCCCCGCGCCATTCTGGTTTTCTGAGAGCCCCAGCGCCTGGGCAGGCAGCAGCGCCGAAGCCGCGTCCGCTTCAATCGGTACCACCGGCGTTCCCTTGCACGTAGCTTCAAACCCGGTAACGATGGCATCCACCTCCCCATATCCGTCCACGTCGCATGGCTCAAAATCCAAGTCCCACTTCCAATCCACCGCCGCCCCATTTTTGAACTGAAACGCTGAAAACGAAGTCCCCGAATTCACCAGCGTTCCATTCCAGGCCGCCGATACTACCGGCGCCACGAAACTCGACTGCGGAAACGCCGGGGCCGCATACGATTGGCCGATGACATACGTATAATAATCCCCCGCCGTCGATGGATTGCCGCCCGAAAGAAGCAGGCCCGTAAACTCCACATCCGCCGCAAAAATTTCCTTCGAGACCCCGAGAAATAAATTTGCCATTTTCGTTATCTGCGCGTTGACCACCGTCAGCTTCGAGCCATCCGCGCCATTGACCACCAGCGCCAGATTCGCCGTCCCAAAAAGCTTCCCGCCAATCGTCGGGTTAAAAGCCGCAGTCGGAAACAGCGCGCTCAAATTCGTCCAGGACGAAAACAGCCGCCCGCTCACCGTGATCCGCCGTTTCGTCTGCACGCTATCGATCCGGCCAAACTCCGCGGCCTCCACCTCGCGCAGATTCTTGATAAACTTCGCCTTCAATCCGCCCTTCGCGAACCGCAGGTTGACAGAGTTCCAGGTGACATATCCCGGCCCGATTAAAATGTTGCTTGAGTTCATGTTTTACCTTGTGTCTTGGTTACTTTGTTGTTCAAAAAATTAAGGCGCTGTTTCCGTCCAAACACTGCTACCCACATACCCGCCAGACGGATAAGCCGATGCCGCCCGCACCTGCGTCCCGCTCGCTATACTGAACGGCTCCGAGTAAACCAGTGCCGCCCCGTTCGATTCCACCGGCATCGTCCCATCCAGCGTGTAATAAATCGTAGCGCCCTCCGTCGCGCAGGTAATGGTGCAAGTATCGAACCCCGGATTTTCACCGATTGGCACAAACGAAATCGGACACGTTGCCGACCGATTCAATTGCGCCGGCGTAAATTTGTAATGAAGTTTTAGATCGACGCCACGGACGTCCTTGTATTCCCGGTTCGGCACCATCGCCGTACCCTCAGCGAACAGCGTAATATTTTGCGCCAGGCCGAATTCATGCAGCAGCTGCAAAACATAAGCCCCGATATCCTCCGCAAAAATCTGCGTCCCTGTTCCCGCCGTCTGGTTAATGTTTGGTTCCTCCAGGACCGTCAGCTTTTGCAGGCACACAAATTCGAGCGGCCCGTCCGGTGCCTGCACATTCACATCCGGCATCAGCACCATCACACCTACACCGCTCGCGCCCCCTTTGACCGTTTCCCAAAGTGTCGCGACGGCGACCTCGGAGGAATAAAGTTCCTTGCGTTCAAGTTGGACATTGATATTCGCGAAGAAACCCTCCGCATTCAGCTTGAACGCAATATCTTCCTGCAGCAGCGCGATGGAAATATCCTGCGGCATAATCAATTATGTCCTCCTGTGAGGAACGTGAACGCGCTGTTGCCCACATCTTTGCCATATGCCGGCAATCGTTCTTTGACCGTCCCTCCCACATATGAATACGCCCGGTTGCCGGGATGATTCACTTGCTTTTTGGAAACCCAATTGCCGTTCTTGCCAATGAAGCGGAGTACGGGCGCGTTCTTCGCTCGGATTACATGGGGCTTCGATCCAAATTCCAGCGGAGCGGCATATGGGAGCGGTTCGCCGAATCGCACGTTGCTGCCTACGGAAGATCGCGCCGTAGCGCCTGCCGAATCCATAATCAGCAGCGCGTCAGTCTGTTGAATCGAATTCGCCAGGAAACCACTGCGCCGGCGCAATAACGTTCCTTCCAACTTCCCGCGAATCGCCGTGACCGTAAATTCATTTTGCCGATCCAGCGCCCGCGCTATCGTCGTGCCCAGGCCGCGCTTATCGCCGCAGGCAACAATCATCCGCCGAGTGTCCTCGGGAATTTTGATTTCGTGTTTCCATTCCACACTCATTGTGGCTCCTCCCTCGCTTCGACCGTGCAGCGACAATTAATCACCTGGGCCGCAGACCCATTTGGATCGCCCGGATAACGTAGGCCATTCGAAAACTTCTGATCAATCGGTATCGGCCCCTGCGCTTCAGCGTTGGAATGTTCATGCCGCACCCGCTCATCATCCGCCGTAAGCCAGGACTTGTGCGTTATCCCGTGCTGCCGCATCGCGTCCATGCGACCGGTGTTATAGACGGATGACGTTTCCGTGCGCGCCACAGTCACCGCCCGGCCCTTTTGAATTTGCCCGAAGGTGTCGTTCACTACCTGATCGGCCATTTGATCCGCCGACATGCCACCCCTGATTCCATCTTCGACAGAGGATTTTACCGTGTCCCAAATCTCCTGCGGCACCTGCGATAATTTATTCTGGCGCTCAACAGTGAAATCACGCATCAGCCCGTGCGGCGTGACATACTTGCGATCAATGCCCAGTTCAGACAGCAACCCCTGGCCGGAAATCTCCAAAGCGCTCTCGCCCGCCTCGCGCATCTCCGCAAAAAACATTTCCGCGAAATCGTCCAAATCAAACATGAAATCCACAGCCACCGGATCAGCGTTGGAGAATTGGGCATCATTCAAAAACACCGTCTTGCCCGTCCCCGCGTGAAATTTGTGGAGCATCTGCAGCTGCGCATGCGCTAAAGCTTTGCGGATGCCGGAAAGATAAATCTGCTCAATCGCGGCCTTGCGATCATCATGCCGCGCCACTTGCCGTTGACGACGAATCCGCTTTAGGCGCTCCATTGTTCGGGGGAATGAACTCATATCAGGCCATTGAAATCGCGAGCCTTCGCTTTGCGCCGCGTTGAACTGGCAACCTGGGTGCCATCAATCGGCGCTGGCGTCGTGTCCGCATTCGCCGGAAGTTCCGTGCGTTCCCGTTTCGGGTCCTGGCCGGCAATCTTCTCAAGACGCGTCTGCGCTTTGTCATGCGCTTTTTCTCGATCCTCCGTTTTGAACGCCTTCAGCGCCGGAAAACTGCTCAACCACTTCCAACGCGTGATATCGATGATCGACTGCCTCAACGCATCTGGAACCGTGGCCCCAGTTTGATCAACTTGATTCCCCCCCGCCTTGATGGAACTCCGCGCACCGTTGACAGCTATCGTCACAATTGCCTCAAGCTGATCGCTCGTGATGTTTTCGAGCGCAGCCACTTCAGCCGCCGTCATTTGGTTGATGACGTCAGTGGTTTCAAGCGTGTTCCAGGACATTTCGGTAAGGCAGGGCGCCCCGGTCGGGCCGCCCCAGTTGAATTCAAACCTTACGGAAATACTGTCGAGTATGTATTCGTCGGGTCCACCGATATGATCACGGTCCCCAGATTCGTCATCGCATACAACCGGGCCAACTGATAATTGTCCACCTGGGTCGCCGTGAAGTTGGTCGATGCCACGATCCTCGCGGTTCCCTGGCAACCAAATACCGCGAACAAAGTTGGCGACGTCATCCAGTTTGTGATCGTGCTCGCCCCGCCCAGCGGCCCCGTTACCGTCGCCAATTGAATCACATTCGTGATGCTTTCCGTCGTGCTGCTCGCGGGTGTGAACGCTTCCGTCAGCGAAAACCCGCGACCCCGATACAGATAAAACGGCTGTGACGTCACATTCAGTACACCGCCAGCGGCAATGTTTGTTGCCCCGTTCAGCGAATAAGGATTGAAACTCAACGCGTTCGTGAGCGAAGAGCTCACCGGATACGCCGGCACTTGCGCCCGCGCCGTGAGCGCCACCGCAAATCCCACAGCGATCAGTCCGATCCGCCCAATCCGTCCAATATTCTTAATTAACTTTTTCATTTTGATTTTTGTTTGGTTTTAGTTAGGGCCGCGCCGCGACCAACGGTCGCGGCGCAAGCCGGTTAATTGGTGATCTGCAATTGGCGAATCCCCTGGGCGTAAGTGATAATGATCTTCTCGTAGAACTCCACCGAGATGCATACCAGCTTCGCCGAGATTTGATGGACATAGACGCGGAACAATCCGCCGCCCTGTTCCTTATCGAACGTCGAAACGAACCGCTTGATGTTCGACGGGTCTTCTGTGTCCACGTTGTCCATCGCGAAAAACGTATAAACGTTGCTCCCGATGATTTCCTGCTTCGCCGCCGTGGTCGCTTGATAACGCTCACGGCTGATCTTCACGCGGTCCACTTGCAGCGCCGCCGCCATCGCGGCCTCAGCGCCGGCCGGGCTGTAACCCAAATAGCCAGCCGGGTTGTTTTGTGAACCGTAAGCCTGATTGCGATACAGGAACGCCGTATCGCCAAACAGCACGCGGTTATTGCGAATGCCCGTAATGGTCGCCTGCTTCACCAAATCCCCGTTGATATCCATGTCCGGGTTGGGCGGTTGAACGTCGGCACTCTCCGGAGTCGGCGCCCAGGTCAAAGGCACCTGTACCGCCGCTGCCGCAATCGCCGTGATCGCGCGGCGAAAACTGTTTCGATAAAGACGCCGCGTCAATTTCGCCACTGCGTTTTGCTGCCAGGCAGGCACCACGCCCGCGCCCACGCCCGTCTCCTGGACATTGTCCAGGTCCACGATGATCGAGAGGCCGCGATTGTAGGTTTTATCCGTCACATCGCTGCCCGTGTATTTCACCGTTTTGAAGTCAGCGCCGATGGCTCGCTGATCGTCTACCACTTCGGAAAGGAATTCCTCCGCATTGGTTGCCTGCTTCCATTCAAAGCGCCGTCCGACCGGAACGGCCGGGGCCACGAACTGAAGCGAGTCTTCAATGTTGTTGGGATCACGCCAGCCGACCGTATAATTAGTCAGCGGTTCCTGAAAGTAGGTTTCCAGGAAGGTACCTGCGTTGCAGAACTGGACGGCAATGTCACGGCGACCATTAAGGTATTCCGTCAGCCGCTGATCATACGCGGCGGGATGATACCGGTCCTCATTGGCAAAAAAGACTTGTCCTGGGCGATAACCCGAGTTCGGATCACGCCCCAGGATTGGCTCGTTTTTGTCAACCGCGTTCACAAACTGCGCCGTTCGGATTTTCCCGAAGCGCAATCCGCGCGCCTGCAGATTTTTTTCTAACACTGTTTTTTTCATTTTGGTTATGGTTAAAAGTTGTGGTTTAAACGTGGATTAAAGTCCCGTTAATAGGTCTTTTGGATGGGGAAACACGGGATGAATTCAAACACGTCGCCCGCTGTTACCGGGCCGCCCGCGTCGTTATCTGTCGGCACTATCGCTTTGCCAACCACCCAAAATGTCCCCGCGCCACCTGCGGGACAAGTCGCGCGGCTCGTGCTATCCTTCGCCACGCAAATGCGCGTGTTGTTGGTTACGGTGCCATCGCTCACTGCGCGGGCCGTTCCCACAAATGCATCCAGCAGCTTGATAGTGATCGGGATATCCAACGCGTTGGTATCCGCCAAGTCGTCCGATGGACCGAGAGGTTCATTCGTTCCCAGGGCAGGCGTGCATTCATTCGCCGTGGCGCTGGCCTCATAGAACAAATAACGCAACGTCGTCGCCGTGTCCGAGACCATAGAGATTTTCCCGTGCTCGTGCGTTCCCTCACCCACATTGCAGAATTGAGGCAATGTCGGCCTGCCCAGCGGCTTTAACCGGAGCCGCTCCAGCAGGTCGCTGGTCCAAAGGCTCAGTAAAACCATGAGCACACGCCATCTGCCAATGATCGTGCCGGCCCTCTGACGATTGGCTGCCTGCCATGCGTATTTGAGTTTTGCTGCCGCCCACGCAAACAGGGCGACCACAACCGCGATAATCGCGAACAAGACTGACATTTCGAACAGTTTCATTTTTTCGTTTTGGTTTTTTGTTGTTGGTTTGTTTGCTTCGCGGCGGAGCCATTTTGGTGGCCCCGCCGCAAGGCGGTTATTTCTTCGCTTTCGATTCCTTCGGGGCTTTCGATTTGTCCTCTGCGTCCTGACCTTCCACGGCAAACCTTGCCTGCTCATAGTTCAATGCGCCTTTGGACTCGCTCATCTTTGCCCGAATTCGCTTTTCCAATTTAGCCGAAGGCGTCTCCGCAACCTGCGGGTCCCGGACCTTCAATTTATTGATTGCCTCAACGATGGCGGGAATCTCCGCGCCCTCCGGCAATCCCAATGCGTCAGTAATTTCTTTCATTTGTTTGGTGTCCCGGCTTTAGCCGGTTTTCGGTTTAGTTTTTGGCTGTTGTTATGGTGGCTCCGGCGCAAGCCGGTTATTTTTTGATTTCCACGTGCGGCACTTCGAACAATTGCGGATGACGGGCCGCCGCAAGATTCTGGATTTGCTTGCTGTCCTTGATAGGGTCGAGCTTCCGTTCAGCCGCAATTTCCGCGCACACTTCATTAATGAACTGGCGGCGCTGCCCGGTATTCGACAGATCCACCTGGTCCCGGCGCTGTCCGCGTTCCAGGGTGATCGTTTTGGTCTTCACTTTCTGCGCGAGCGCGCGGATCGCCGTCATCTCGTTGGCAAATTGCGCAGGCACATTCAGCCGCGTCTGCCACGTCGGCTTTTCGGCATCCGTAATCCGTCCGGTCGAAATCGCCAGGGCGAGTTCATCGTTGATACGGGCAGTCCGTTCATTCGCAAATTCGGCCTTGGCCGCGTCCCGTTCCGTCACCAGGGCAGTAACTTTGTCATTCGCCTGGCCGATGGTCGCGGCCGGGTCCGTGATTTGCTCCGCATTCGCAAACTGAATTCCCACGGCCGTGCAAAGACTCAGGAGCTTCGATTTGATTGTTTTAGTGGTGGCAGCGGCGCTAGCCGCTTCATTCGCAAACGCCGCGACCTTCGTGTCAATCTGGTCGAGGGCTGCTTCCGTTGCGGCTTCATCCGCCGCTTCGTTGGCGAATTGGATGCCGAGTTTTGCGCATAGCGCGATTATCTTTTTTTTCATTCTATTTTGGTTTTGGTTTTGGTTTTCAGCCTCGGCATCTGCAGAGGCTAAAGTGTCGTCGGCGTTAAAAAACTCGACGGGTAAATGTGGAAACGGCGTCAGGCCGGCGCTAACAATCTGGGTCGGGCAATACACCGGGACGCCATCTTTATTGCCATCCGGCACCGATTCAATCAGCCGCGCGGAGAACCCCCGGACCTTTTTCCCGTTCACCAACTGGCGACCTTCCACCAGGTCCATGCCCTCATTCGTGAAAACCGGGAGCCCATAAATCCCTTTATCCCGTGCTTCCATGTCGGCGAACACGCCCTTGGACGTTTTATCCGGATACCGGCTTTCCAGGCCCGGCATGTCCGGATGGCCCAGATAAATATTACAGCCGCGAATAAACTTTTTTACACCCGCGCGGGAATTATGAAACTGCGCAACCATTTCCTCCCCGCGCTCCTTGGTGATGCGTTGGATTGCCCTTTGGCGTTTCAGCTTCCCACCGGGTGCCTCCATCAACGCCTCGCTCGGAAAATCTCCAAACGGCGCGATCATCGCCCAGCCATCGGCCTCGATGGAAAGTTCATTGGCAAAGAACACCGTGGCGGTTTGGCCCGTGCCGCTGTTACAGAATTGAATATTTTTTTTCATTGATTTGGTTTGATTCTAAAACCGGTTGCCGAACGCTTCGCGCGTCGGTTGTTGTATTGCAGACTGCCATCATTCGCGAATTGAGCGCCCAGGGACTCCAAAACAGTTTTCAAGACTTCTGCCGCCGCCTTGGGATTGTTTTCGATGCCAAGTTTTTTCAGTAAATCATCGAGGTCCGCTCTGAGCGCCGCCTTCAGCGCGTCTGCCTCCGCCGAATTTGCGAACACCGGATTTTTGTCCGTCGCGCTCGGAGGATTCTCGGTGCCTGGCTTATTTGGATTTTTGCCCTGGGGCGCAGCTGTCGGATTCGGCGTCAGCCGTTCCTCTCCCTTTTTCGGAAGCGCGCGCGAATAACGCTCCAGCGTCGTTTGCAGTCCGAGCAAGGGCTCTCCCTCGTTGTCCGTGAAACTCGATAGAAAATCATCCACCGCCAGATCGTCCTGGATATTTCGGCGCGGAGTCGTTCGCAGTTTGATATAAGCCAGTTGCCGGGCATCCGGGCCAAACTTCCACGCCAGCGCAAATTTGGTGACCTTGGCATCAAGTGTTTCCTCGATCATCTTCGCGTCGTCCGTTTCGAGGATTTCCGATTCATCCTCCTGCAGACTCGCGCCCGCGCCGTGTTGGCTGCTCTTCGTGCCCAAATCACCGCCGCGCCATAGTTGTGTAATGGCACGGTCAAATACCTCCAAAAGTTTTTGATAGCCGGCGTCCCCGTTCGACTTCGCTTCGACCAGGTTGATTTTTGCCCCCCGATTCGTGACCGTCGCCCACTCCTGGGAAAAGTCCTGGATGGCTTCGACAAAATTATTCCATTCGTTGGTCCCCTTTTGCGCATCCGTTTCCCCGTGAATGCCGGGCATCCCGAATTTGTCCAGGAACGCCAGATTCGATTTCAGCAGCATTGCCTTCATCAAATAGAGAATGCTGCACGATTCCATCAGGCCATCGCCACAAGTCACCAGCCAATCGCCCGGCTCCATGTCGATCCCGTAAATCTGAAATTCGCTGGGAAGGAAACGAAGCTTGCCCCGTGTCCCCTCAAACCACCAAACCGGACAGAAAATAAATTTCGCCGTCAGGTCAAATTCCGGACCCGCATCATCCGCCTGCGCCGGGTCGTCCCCATTCGGATCGGTCTGGCTTTGCCCAGGGGCGCGCCGGGGAGGCGCCTTTGCCAGTGCGGCTCGCACCGGCACCCAGACGATTTCATGGACGGCGTAATATTTGCCCACGGCATCCATCATTTGCCGGATCAGGAGCGACATGTTGCCCTCCTCATCTGGATTCAGCGCGGATGTCGCCGTGACATTCCCGTAAAAGTTCGCTAGAAAATCTTTTTGTTCCTGGGCCGCCGCCTGCTCCGAATCGTCAATATCATCCCGGATTAAAATGTCATAACCATGACGCGCCACACTCTTGAGCCGTTTCGGTCGGGTGATCTGCAACTGATAATCCCGGCGCTCCATCAGGTCCCACGCCATGCCCGCGCCCCGAAAGAAACCCACGCGCCAATTGTCCAGGTAATCTACAAGTCGTTGGAAATCCAACCCCTTAATTGGGTTCCCCCGCATCCGGACTGACAACGTCACCCGCGACGGCGTCATGGATGCATCCGGCTCGGTCTTATAGTTGCCCTTTTTGTTCGCTGGCTGCCGAAAATAATCAGCTTCATCCAGGGAAGGATTGGTAAACTGGCTTGTCGGCACCCGCTGATCAGCGCCACGAGACTGATACGATGTGTTCCCAAGCTTCGGATTCGTCGGGCCGCCATCCGAAAACATGGCGTTCATCACATTCGCGAACTGCCGCTGCTCCTGACGCGAAAGACCGCCAAACGTCGCCATGACCCGTTCCAGCCTGGGAACCAAACGTTTAACGTCGATGCCGCCTCGGTCGATCAGAACCCTCTTGGACGATGAACCCTTTTTACCCACAAAACACCTCCATATATATGTGCGCGTAGCGGATCGCCTCAAAAACCTCCATTAGTCGTCGCCAGAGAGAACCCGGATACAACCCGTTGTTGCCACCTTTCCGAGCAATATTCGACAATCCCACCAAAAGTTTTAATGGGGCGTTAATGGCCCTGCGTGGCCCGCTGGCTGCGCGAGTCCGTCCTGCGCTCCGGAGAGTGGCCAAAACCGCTATTAGAGGACGCCACGGGGCAAATCGCCACAATAGGTTGTAGCCAAGAAATCGATCCCACAACCCCAACCCGTCGTTGCATATATATATGGCGCCAGCCTGACCGAAACCCCGTAGGGGTGAAATATATGTAGCCCAGGGCAAAGCGACTCCGGGAGCGCCGCCCTGGGTAACGGGCGCAACGACAAAGCGCCTAATTGCGAAGCCCAATAGCGCGAATCTTATACTGCGCCAAGCCTTCATGTGTATATCCCTCCTTTGCTCGAAACCCGTGGTCCACGCCCCGGAATTTCCACCTTTTGATAAGCGAATTTCGCGGGCCGATTCCCGAAGCAAATCACTTCGGCAAGTTTTGAATAGCAATCGCTCAACAGAAAATGGTTTTCGCAGGCGTCGACGTAATCACCCAGTGTGCCGTCATCCTCTTTTTCGCGCTCACTTCCGGTCACAATGTGATCATCGACTGTTTCAAGAATCGGAGAGCAGCCCGGAGCCTTTCGCGGCAGCAACATCATTGGCTCTTCGCGGACCTTGCCGTTCACGACGTCAATCACGCCTTCAGCCGGCGTCAAAAATTCCCGCACGACGCGGTCAATGCTTTCGAATCGGTTGCACTCAATGCAGGGAACAAATTTCTTTTTCCCTCCCTCCTCAAAGAAAACAATGCTCTGCTGAATGCCCGCGCCCAATTTCGTCTTGGTGAATCGCACCACGGCGCATTTCAAATTCAGCCAGCGCGCATTTTCCCCGTCCCACGTGAGGCCGCCCGGCAACGAAACGTAAGCTTCTTTTTCGTCGGGGATCGTCGGCCAGGAGGAAAGTTCCTGCAGCCCGTTGAGCGCCAGGGCAATTGTCCTGGCTTCATTCACCAGCGGGCGTTCATCGATAAACAGGCCGGAGAGCCCGAGACGCCCGAACAAAACAATGGACCGTCCGACCACGTCCCCGGCCGTCATCTTTTCCGCTGCCAACAATTTGCGCCGGCCATTCGGTTCCACCTGTCTGGCGTAGAGCCAACAGCGGTCGCCCATATCCAATCCGCCAAATGCCGACGTGCCGCTGGCCACACGGGGTGCGAGGTCGAAAGTTTCAATGGCTCGCGCCCGATCCAAAACTGACGGCGTAATCGCCTGGGACGTGCTTTGCGGCAAACCGAGAACGTCGCACCGGAATACAATCATTTCTTCCGGATCGGCAACTGCCAATTGATACCGCCCGACTATCTGCGATAAATCAATTGCTCCAATTCCCAATTGCGAAATGCGAAAACTCCATTTCCGCTGTTTTATCTTGGATGGTTGCCGATGCTCAACAATGGGTTTGCGCCGGTCTAATTCCGCGCCGCAGTCCACGCAACCGAGAAAATAATCATTGAGCGGGTCATGCGTCGCGGCAACTTCGTCATGCCCTGCAATCTTGAAATCACCCGCCCACTGGAGTTGCGGAAATTTATTTGGTAGGGCAGAGTTGCCGCTCTGCCCTGATTTCACGCGGATAATCTGTGGAAAGCATTCTTCTGGATTTTGGACCTTGCTGCAGCACGGACATTGAAGGTTGAACACGCCCTGGCTTCCATCCTTCCAGGCCTTGTTCATTCCACGGCCGTGAACGCGCTGGGTGCCAATTTTGAAAATGAAGCGCAGCTTGCTCGCGGTCAAACGGCCACGCACAAACTTGGCCATCTTTGGATCGATATCATCCACTTCGTCCATCGACGCCATGTCCATGCTGAACGTTGTGGGCACCTTGCCCAGGCCGCGAATCATGCCCACGGCTTTGCGCTCGCCATCCGTGACCAGGAATGCGCCCTTGCGATTTACCGCACGGCCCGATTTATTCAGCGCCTTGCCGACCTGGACCATGTCCGCGAACCAACCAATCTGATCAACGACATCTGGGCGGAATTTGGAATCGACAATACCTTCAACCAAATCATCGTCGGGAAGATAGAGGCCGAAGTTCAGGAAAGGCTGAGACGTTGCATAAGCGCCCAGGTTCAACTCCAGAATCGTTTTTCCGAACTGCGCGCCCCCTGCCAGAGACACTTCCGAGTCCGCCAATTCCTCGGCCAAAATTTTATCAACGATATCAACGATGATTTCCAGAGCCTCCCGGCCCTCGAATGAATAAGACCCATGCTGACCGCCGCCGACCGGCACACGAGCATCGTTCAACAAAAATTCCTTGAACGAGCCACGCCGCGGAACATCCACGCCACGCCCGTCAAGTGCCGCTTCGGCAATCTGTTCGATGGAACGATGTTTCTTCATTTCGACTTGGCGGATTTGAGAGTTGCGAATGCGTCCCGAAATAATTTTTGAACAGCCGGAAATTCCTTGGCTTCCTCCAGGCAAAATTCCAAAGCCTTTTCCTGATCGGATTTTTTCGCCTCCGCCGCTTTGCTCTCCGCGAGTGAAACTTCCCGTTCCTTGAACTTGGCCTTCGTCTGAGCCGACAAAGTCGCCAACACTGTATTCGTCATTTGGTCCGCCAGCTTCAGCAAACACGGTTCCGATTTTCCCAGGGTCGTGAGATTCAAAATTAAGACCCGATGCAATTTGATCAGCGTATCGAATTCCGGCGCGGGATTGCGGGCAAACTCCGATTCCACCCGCTTGCATTGTTCCGCCCCCGAGGAAATAGAAGACAGCAACCGCGACTGCGCCCGCAAAGAGCGCTGCTTTTCCAAAAATTCCGACAGCGTCGATATGGCCACCGTCACGCCCTCGTCGCGAAGCCAATCGATCATTTGCAGTAGCGTCTT